AGGCTACCATGAGACACACCATTGAAACTGCCCAAAACAACTCAAATGGTGACCACTATGTGATCCCATTCTTCTTCGGCGAAGACTGGACCAAGAGCCTTCCATTGGTGGCTCTCCAATACCATGAAGTGGAATTGCGTATTAAGATCCAAGATCAATACGCCGCGGCGGGTACTCCAAAAATCTACGCCAACTACATCTACTTGGACACAGATGAACGCAAGTTCTTCACAGACAACGAACATGAGTTGTTGATTAACCAAGTTCAATATCAACCAGGTACACAAGCCGATACCGAGTTTGATCTTACCTACTTTAACCATCCAGTGAAGGCACTTCACTTGGTTGCGGGTAACATTAACAATGCGGATTGGGAAACCAATTACACTTTTGGTACCGGCTCGTTGTACATCAACGGCACCGCTCTCTTTGAGAACATGTCTAATGTCTACCACCACGATGTTGTTCCAGAAATGCACTGCTCCGCCCTTGGTGTTGACAGTCTTGTTCAAGACAGTGTGTACACCTGGCCATTCTGCCTCAACTTGGACAAGTCGCAACCAAGTGGGTCCCTTAACTTTTCCCGTATTGACAACGCCAAGTTGTTGCTTAATGGTGTGACTACCGCTGATTCAAGTGCCTCGGCTCGTGTCTATGCGGTGAACTATAACATTTTACGCGTTAAGAATGGTATGGCTGGTGTTGCGTTCGGGAACTAAAAGCCCGAACGATTTATAATCAAGAAACATATTATCCATTCTTCTTCAGATGAACTTACACATGTGATGAGGAAAATTGAAAAATACACACACAGGCATGACCGCCTCATCGCCGAGAAGAAAACTGCGGCTGTGATATGTCTATGTATTTTGATCCCCCTTGTTCACT